TGCGCTCAGGTTGAGTGTAAATTTATCGTGTCTCTTGGCGCTGATTGTCGCGCCTGTACACTTCACCTCATACCGATCCACGAACTTTTGAGGAGTAGCCACCTCAACGGAGGTCTGGCCTTGTAGGACTGTCGCGGTCCCTGTGTAGTATGGGAACCCTGCGAGATAGTCCATCTCAAAATATGCAGGTATGTAGTATTGAGCGTTGAGCCCTCCAAGACCGAGGATCACGGGCATACCTCCCGCGATCAGGTAGCTAGAAGCGCCCTCAGTGGTCGGGATGATGTGAACCTGACCCGCCATAGGCTCAGTGATCTGCGCCCATTGAGGAGGTAGTTCAGCGCGTGTCGAGCTTTGACCATAAATGATGTTTAGGCTCTCAACGCTGATCAACGGTCTATATCTGGAGCGAATCGGGAACCATGAAGGCGAAGCATCAGGCTCTTTATCGTGGCGCTCTGAGAAGGTCTGAGGATCAAAGACCAGACCTAATTCATCGCTCACCGCGCGACTCGCTTGCTCGATAGACGTTGTAAAGATTGTGTCAGGGTAAGCGCTACCATCATCAAGAGTTAAATCGACACCTAAGAGGTAAGTGTTTTTGAGATATGTGATGTCATATCCGCGCTCTTGAATCGTAGCCATAAGGAGGAGACCTTACCCTTCTTGATCGCTTTTAGCGGTCTTTTTTCGCGCTGTGCGCCTGCGCTTTGGCTTTGGCGCCTCTTCGCTGATGATCTCCCATCCTCGCTCGGAGATCCGCGCCCTCTGAGCATCGGAGAGATCACCCTCAAAGACACCATTCTCATCAATGTACACCTCACCATCAACCAGTGAGAGCGTAATGTTTCTGAGTACAGGATGCTTAACTTTGATGCTCATAGGGCTATGTCCTTATCCTTTAAAGGTTCAAGCCGAGGAGGACAGGATCACTCACGCTGTCGAGACCTGCGCTTGTGTTCACGCCTGCGTTACGCGCTACGAACATCTTGGTGGGCAGTTTCACGGCAGGAGCACCGAACATCATGAGCAAGAACGGGAAGGTCGTAGAGACCTGAGCGAGAGGACGACGGACGAGGCTCAACATCTGATAATAGCACATGTAATCAGGCGAGAAGTTGAGGAACAAGATGTCCGAAGACCCAGGGATATTGACGTTATTGTCAGTGATCACGGTGTCCTGAGCGCTTACCGCGACCTCATCAATCAAGAGCGCGCCGTTTGCGTCAGCGGCATCCTTCGCGCTTCGATAGACACGGAGGTATTTCACCTTGGTGTGATCAGCAACACGGATCGTGAAGGTCACCTGCTTACCTGCGGCGTCTACATCGACCGCGCCAGTGTCTACAGGAGCGCTCACACCGTTGTCACCTACAGCGACCACGCGATAGATGTAATCACCTGTATCAGCCTGTACGAACTTAGAGGCGGCGTTAACTTGTGCTTGAATAGTGATACTACCGTTTTGACCTGTTCCAGTAGGAGCCGCGAGCGTACCCTCAAACACTGAGCTTGAACCGAGTGCAGGAGCGATACGGTCATGACGCTCAAGGAACGGCGCAGAGACCACCTGAACAGGACCATAAGGACCAGTGATCGAGAGGCTCGACGCGCCGAAGGTGATTTGTCCAGAGTTCACCTGAATCTGATCGTGGCGCCCGTGGTGGACGGTTTGCTTGATCAGTTCAGAGAGGATGCGAGGGGTCACCATGATGTGAGTGACCATACCATAAAGAGGCGCGCTGTAGAGGTGACCTAAGATCTCTGAGAGATAAAGCGCTGTAGGCGCTTTACCGCGAAGATCTGCGGTGTTGCCCCCATCAACGATCTGCTTGATGATCCCGTTAAATGCGTTTGAGTCCTTGGTCTCATCAGCGTGGAAGAGGTTCAACTCAAGGCGCTGAAGAAGGCTCTCAGTACCGCGTCTGGTCTCCTCTGCGATCGCGTCTGCGCTTGGTCCTACGATGTTGACCATAGACGCCTGATCGGTGACCTCTCGGCGCTCTGCGAGATAACGAATCTTGGTCGCGACCTTCTCGTAAGTAGAGCGGTTAAGAATACCGTTTCCACCTTCTGAGATGAAAGGTGAGTGCTGACCACCGTGTGAGAGTACGCGGTTGTACTCAACTACGGTGTTCTGCGCTTGAACCTTGGCGAGCATAGGCCAGAGCTTGAGATCATTCATGCTACTGGTAGCAATGCTCAAGGTCTGCGCGAGCTGTTGAGGTACGAGAGGTGAGATGTTCGCGGCGGTCTGTGATCCACCTGCGGGTACGAGTGGCGTTTGGTAGCCTACAGTACCTTTTTGAAGTGAGCCCATAAGGGCGCTCATGTCTGCGCTTGAAGGGATGCCTTGCATGTTAAAACTCCTTAGATGTTGAATCGTTGCTTGATGTCGTTAGGGTTCGCGCCACTCTCAAGAAGTGCGGCGGCCTGTAACATCTCACTCGCGCGGCTTGGATCGCTCGTGGTCATCGTAGAGAGCGCCTTAAACAGCTCATCTCGTGACGTATCGGCGGCGGTGACCTCTGCGGGTGCGGGGATATAAGAGACGCTTTTCGCGATAGGCTCAGGCTCGTTAACGGGTGCGTTGCGAAGGCCCTTGACCTCAGTCTGGAGACTCTTGATCAGCTCAAGTGCGCCCTGAAGACCTTTACACAGCGCCTCATTTTGTGCGCGTTGCTCGGTCAAGAGCGCGTCGAGTGCAGGTGCGAGAGCTTCTGCAACGGTCTCCTGACCATCACTAAAAGCCTTGTTCATGCGCTCATACTGCGCTTCTTCGGCCTCGCGTTGTGCTTCTGCAACACCATCGAGGGCCGTGAGCGCCTTCTCAAAGCGCTCTGAGTCGTCTTGGTCGCGTAGATACTGATTCGCTCGCTGTTCTGCGACCTCCTCAGATACTCCCGCGCCCTTCATCATGTCAATGAGGTCGTTTGCTCTCATTTAAGTACTCCTGATAATTCAGCGGCGGCGCGAGTTAGCGCGCCTGATTCAACATTAGGATAAAGTGAAGTTAGTTTGCGTATTATAGCGCTTAAACGCTCATCATTCAACGCATTGTATGTCGCGTTGCTCGTACTCTCTAGCTGTTGAGGTACGAGAGCCGCGATAGATTGCCCGTTTACGTCACTAGGGGTCTGATACCCTACAGAGCCCTTCAAAAGTAGCGCACGCACGCTTTTCATGAGTTCTAGTGATGTATCTGGATTGATCGGGTTGGAGGTGATCGCACAATTGATCACTTTCGCCTTCGTGACGATTTTAGGGTCCATTGGATCACGCTCTAATACCTGACCCTCTACTGAAAAGCCTAGAGTACGATGACCCCCTGCTTTTCTCATCGCGCTCGCGGTCTCAAAAATATCACGCGCCTTGGGCTTGTCGAGGAGCAAGATTCCCTCAACTTCAGTGTACCCTTTACGCTGATTGATCTTGGTAGGGTAACCCAGCATATTCTCAGCACCTGCTTGATGCTCATAGTTAAACGTGCCTTTTTTGAGAAAGTAACTGAAATCAAGACCCTTTTGGAGTACCCGTTCACCCTGAAGATCTACCTCATCAGTGCTGATCACTCCCGTGATCTTGGCGGTGTTCGGCTGATCAGGATCACGCTCCGCTTTAACTAGATCAATTCTCATTGTACTACCTCCAGACGCCCCGATCTGCTCACTGTCTGAGACGGGCTCACGGGGATTGTATCACATCGGCAGTTAGGATGCATAGGGTAGAGTGTCGGCTTCCAGTCTCGACGCGCCCTGCCTTGGTTTGTTCCATTCTCGATGATCGAGCTTACTCGGAAAATATAGGGGCGCTGAGTCTCTGGATCAATGTATGCATCAATGCAATACTGACACGCGCCGCTCTCAGGGATTCGCGCGACTCTCGCGCCTTCTCCATCCAGTTCAACCGCTTGTGCGATCTGCCCCTCGTTATGAGCCGCTTGGATCTCTGTCTCAGCGATGCGCTCAAAGTTACGCGCGAGGTCTCCTGATCTCTGTCTGATCCTCCGCGCCACAGCTCGCGCTTGATCTTTGGTCAGTGTCGCGGCTCCTACCTCTTCTCTGATCACTTCAAGCATCTGCGCGCGTCGTTCAGGGTCTGGCGTACTCAATATGCGGTCACCGTCCCACTCCTCAAAGATCTCTGCGCTTGCTTCATCTGCGAACCGCGCGCCTAGTCCTCTGATGTATGATCCTGCGACCTCAAACGCGCTCACCACTCCCGCGCGCTCTGCGGTCGTGAAATGATCAGGGATCGAGCGCGGGTGAGGTGTCATCGATGAAGCGAAAGCGCTCGGCTCTCTATCCATCCTGATCACTGGTGAAGGGATTAAGCGCGTTGGCCTCTGATCTACTCCAGTGAGACGATCACGCCATTTGTTGAGGCTCCATGTCCTCATCTGCGCTCTCTCTTCAGGATTCGCGCGAGCATAAGGTGAACCGATCAATCTAATGAAGAGAATCGGGTTCACTGGCTCATCAAGGCTACCTGCATCAAATCCCGTTAACTGTTCAGGGTCAAGATGACCTGAGCGCACAAGCGCCTCTACACGCTCTCTAGGGAGACCTGAAGCGCGTACGCCTAAAAGCTCAACACTCAACGCCTCATAGTGATCAATGATACTCTGACGAGTACGCCTCTCAGCGTCTAATACTAGCATCTCAGCGCCTTATAGAGATCTAGGAGGTTGAGTGATTTCTCTGCTTTTTTACGGCGCGGGGTCTTGAGTTTGAAACGGTGGGTATCTATAACATCACTAAGAACTAATCGTAGTTGTGCTTTGTCAAGAGTCGATAATGAGGGGGAGAATCGTGAGGGAGGAGGGAAATAAAGGTCTTCGCCTTCTGAAAAGTTCAGACCACTAGCACTTGTTGGGATATCAAATTGAGCATAAGGATTTTTAGCATCAAATCCTCTCGTATTTCTAACAAGAGCCACTCTCATAAATGAGTCCCCGTCGCTGTCTGTAAGGTTCGTCAATTTCACCTTGTATTTGCTCATGTCTGCTTGTTCTAGTGCGTCCTCTACTACACTTTTCACTTTCGCTTTACTTGTTACAGTGACCTTGCCCTCTTCCCCTGAAGGGTTCTTTTTCTCATAGAACTCTTTCGGTAAATTTCCACCGTTTGAGATCATCGGTATAAACGAGACGGGCTCTGTTTCTAAAAACTCCCCCATCTCACCGAGATTGTACTCTATCCTGTCAACAAACTCTTGCCCGTAGTCCTCTCTCAAACGATCCTTTTTGTCTTGAGGTAGTCTATATCTTCCGTCTCTATAATCATAATCAAGGGTAGTCTCTGACGCGCTCCCTATGATCTCCAGTTCTGCGATCTGTTTTCCGAGTACGTTGAAGTCGCGAGGATCATCGACACCGTTTAAATACCCCAAAGGCGCACTTGCTCTTACATTTGATCGGCGTGTGCGGTCTGTGCCTGACGCTTCTAGTTTTCTTAAAAGGCTCACACATGCGCTCATAGGGTTTTCACCTGAACGTACCTTTTTTATAATGTAAGAGTTACCTTGAAATGGCCCTCGTTTAATAAAAAAACCTAGGCCCTTTTTTGTCTCTCCAGTGCGAGGGTCTGTCTCTGTCACATACCCAAAACCAAGTCCCTTATCGTGAAGCTCAGGGAAAGGCATCTCTTTCACACTGCCTTTTTTTAACTTGATCGAGCGTAAGCTTTTCATATCCCTTGAACCTTGTACCGCACTTATATGGATATCGTCATCTCCTCCAAGGCGCCCAGTAAGATCATCAGGTCCTAGATATTCAGGAACACGCCCTCTTTTCTTTTTAGAGCGCAAAAACTCATTATACTCATCGAGGTTCTCCATCGCGTGCATCGCGTAAAAGTGTCTCTCTCTGAGACCTTTATCTACAAGTCGTGGAGGAGGTTCTGTTTCCTCCATCTTAAATCGATCACGGCGTCTGTTAATGACAGTCTCACCTTGCTTCTTTTTCTTCTTAGGTGTTCGCTTCTTCTTAACAGGAGGCGTCTCAGCCTCTTGATCCTGCACAACCTCCCGCGCGGTCTCGGTGAGCTGTTCGCGTGCAGGTGACCCACTATATTTACGAGATTCCCCTAGCATCTCTCTTGCGTCATCCTGTGCGATCATTCTCCGATTGGTTGCTTCATCTATACGCGCCTGCTCCTCGCGTTTTTTACGCTCTCGCTCCTCGCGTCGTGCTTGTCGCTCTGCTTGCTCTTGCGCGCGTTGTTTCTTTTCGGCGCGTCGCTCGCGTGCTCGCTTGTTCCTCTGTAGGCGACCGAGACGCTCATCAATCGGCGTAATGAGTGATCGTAGGGGGGTGACGTATCGCTCTGTGTATCGCTCCTCAAACGCGCTAAGCGCATCCTCCGCCGCGTGTACGTCTGTCATAGGGAGGTTTCTATCCGCGTTAGCTATGGCCCGAGCTTCCTCGATCGCCTCACGCAGACGTTGATACTCTGGTGCCTTTTTGTTTCGATGAGCGTAGAGCACCTTCCACATTGTCTCGTAGGTTTCCTTCAGTTCGTCGAGGCTCATGTTCTGAATCTCTTCTGGCGTGAAGCGGAAGCGGTCGACCGCATCGTCCATCTCCTTAACCTCCTCGTCGGATAAACCGCCCACGTTATCAGATTCCCGCTCCGCTGGCTCGGTGGGTTGCGCTTCGGGCTCTGGCATCGTCTCAAGGTTATCGGCGCCCTGTTCTGTCTCTTGAACCTGTGGAGTCTGCTCTGGCGTTTGTGTCTGAGGTGTGGTCTTGCGCTTGGTTCGCTTGCTCCCCTTGCGCTTCTTACGTCCTCGCCTACGGTTCTCTTGAGCCTTCTCACGTTTCTTGTTCTCTACCGTCTCATGTTGGCGTTTGAGTAGTGCTCTAAACTCAGCCTTAGTCATCTCAACAGGTTTAGAGTTTGGGCGCCCATCGTGTCGAACGGTCACTGTATCACCCTCAACGCTCTGTACATGGAAGTGTCCACGCCTACCCTTAAAGGTCAACTTAAACGCGCTTCCTGCCTCAATCTCTGCGCTTGTGATCCCTCCCCCGTGATGCTCTGCGTAATAGTAACGGTATCGCTTACGGTTCGTCTTAGGATCACGCCCGATCAACTTACGGTGCGTGTACTTGTGCTGTCGCGCCTTCAAGAGCGCCTGCGCTTTGAGTAGAGAGAAGGTCATTTATCTGTCTCCTGGTTAACGATTTTCTGAGCCCATCGATCACCCGCGTCACCTCCCCATAAGAGCCAAGAGATATAACTGGCGCTTGTGCGGTCTCGATGATATCCGCGCTCTTTGTAGGTGCGGTGACGATTAAAGAAATTTTTCATACGCTTCACTGTCGCGAGGCTTAACTCATCGCGGTTCTTCAGGTTCACCGCGCGTTGTACACCTGAGCCTATGCCGTGTTTGCTCGCCTCTTTCGCGCTCAATCCACCTCGTCCGTGTTCACGTCTCAACTCAAGACCACGTTCAGCCGCACGCGCTACACTCTGAGGAGGTTTGAACCCCTTCTCAAGATCACCTGTGAGAATCCCCTCGATCTCGTTCATGAGTGTGTTCACTCGCGTTTTGTGGAGCGTGCTCATTTCCCCTGCAAGCTCTTTGACCACATCAACCTCGCCTCTGTACTGTGGTAGGCTCTCCTCTACGCGCGCCTTGATGAGCGTGATCACTTGAGAGGGCGTGTCGCGAGGATCTAAAATCACCTCACCTTGAGCCCCTCGGACATTGAAACGCCTTCTCAGTCCTTTTTGTAAAGTGAGCTGTTGCCAGATCTGAAACTGGATCTCAGGACGCGCGAGCGCTTTATGATTTCCTCTGAGTTTGAGCCTGCTCATGTTCACCTCTCCAAGTTGATCAGCGTCCGTATTGTATCAAGATCATACGCTCCACGCTCTAATAATCTTGAGTGAGCGCGCCTTACTCGCTCATCTGCGCTTGTTTCGATCACTGCGCGGTCTGCGTCTGTCAATGAACCTGTGAGACTCGCGCTCTGCATGATCTTTCTCGTGAGCGCTTTATTTTTCGCCTCTTCGAGTCTCGATCCTGAAGGTCTGAGCACGATCACGGGGCGCTTCTGCCCTTGTCTATATACTCGCGCGGTGCTCTGGGTCAATGTGTCAGGCGCCCACGGTGTCGAAAGGTGCGCGACCATTGCCGCGCGGTGTTGGAGGTTCGCTCCTGTTTCAAGCGCTCTTGTCTGTCCAAGTAAAACCTTTGATCCACCTTCGTTGAGCCTCTGTATCATCTCTGCGCGCTGAGTCTCTGTGCTCTCTCCTGTATAGAGATCAATCTCAGCGCTCTTGACCCCTCGCCTGATCAGCGCTTTTCTCGCTTCGGTTAACCCTACGATGTACTCACAAAAAATCACAGCCGCGTGTGTCGTGTCCTCTGAGAGATAACTTAACACAGTGTCGATGATCCATCTCAGTTTAGGGCTCTCATAATCTGGCGCCTTGAGAGAGAATGACTCACTGAAGATCGCAGGTGAGATCGTTAACTGTTCAAGTCTCATACCTAGGGCCTGCGCGGTCTTCGGTGCGCCTTCTGCCGCGATCTGCTCTGTAAAGCCTGCATGACCCTCTAACGCCTCGCGATAACTGCTCGCGTTGAGTTCACGCGCCGCTTGCATGTGGACAAGTGCCTTCATCAAGGCTCTCTGATTCTCATCAGGTGCGATGTACGGCGCGAGGTCTTGACGTGGAGGGAGATCAAGTTGGGCGTCAGGGTCGCTTGTATTGCGCGTGAAAAGGGTATCAGAGAGACGTTCATAGAGTTCTCCTAACATATCCCCTCTCAAGGCGCCCATCTCGTATTGTGGACCCCTTATCGAGTCGAATTGAGCAAGTCTCCTGTATGTGTACCGTGATGTAAACTCTTGAATGTCTCCAAGCTCATCAGGGCTAACCCGATCAATCACATGATAAAAGTCTTCTATAGCGTTAGGTTTAGGCGTACCAGTGAGCCCGATCACCCTGTACGCATATTTACTCAGCTCTTGAAAACACAGTCCATTGATCCCTTGAGGCGCTTTGAATTTATGAACCTCGTCAGCGATCAAGAGATAGGGCTCAAGGCTCATCAGTTTTTTAAAGTAATTTCGATCTATCGCGAGCGTCTGAGGTGTGATCAAGACGCCTTCAATCTCTCCATGATAGAGCGCTGTATAGACCTCCTCTCGCTTGTCTGGTGTCTGTGAGGTCAGTACATGAATCTGTGCATTAGATAGCTCTAGGTGCTCTCTCCATGATGCATGAGCGCTTTTCGGCGCCGCGATGATCACGCGCCTGAGATCTCCTCGATCTTTGAGCAGGTGATAGGTCATGATCCCGATGAGTGTCTTACCTAATCCCATCTCAAGCGCTAGAACGCTACGCGAGCGCTCAAGGGCAAACTGCACAGCGCGCGCTTGATAGGGATGTGGTGTCCATCCTCGCCTTTTCATCTCTTCCATACCGCGCGGGTGATCGGGGATATAGATTTCAGGCTCCTCATACGGTCGCTTGAACAGAGGTTGTCTCTCTACGTCTAGGAACGTGAAATAGAACTCTTCTCGCTCATGTTCCGTCCACCTCGCCCAAAGATCGCTTAAGCGCCCGATCGCGTTTGATAGTTGCGCCTCTTCATCTGCTGTTAGATGCTCAAGATCATCGGCTTTGTTCATCGTGTAGATCAATGAGCTTGACGTGTAACCGAGAGCGCGCGTGACCCCTAAACGCTTTAACGCCTCACCGCCCGTTGTCCACGCGCTACGATTGCGAGCTGTGAAGAGCGGTGGACGATCTACGCTCAAGCGATCTTTGCTCATGTTAACTCACACTGTCCACCTGCACACACAACCGTCTCAAGGGGCGCGGTGTTGTCTGTACTCTCATCAAGATCATCGTACTCTACAGGGGTCATCGTCTTGTTTAACATCTCCCACAATCCCCAAGCGTGTCTCTGTTGTTCACCTTCCATGTCTGGTGAGACCGCTTGTAAGGGCGCCTGTTGATAGTCATAGTCACCAGATGACGCGAGAAGAGAGACACCCGTGAAATCTTGCCTGTTCTCCCACAAGTACGCCTCTACACTCTCCCACTCGTCCACGTCCACAGTCACAGTCAAGCTTACGTTGTGCGTTGCTCCCTCAAGGCGATCAATCGCTGTTCCTGAGTCCACATAGTACCGTTTAACGCGCCTCGCGTGGTCCAAGAGTTCAAGCGCTGTGAGATCGTCTTTTGTGATCGCGTTCTCTGGCGCCTCGATCGGGAAGATTGCACAGTGATCTGATCCCCACACGCTCGGCTCTACCGCTTGAGGGTTTGCCGCTCGGAAGTGTTGGAACACAGGCTCAAGATCACTGCACTGTATACGCCTCAAATATCGCTTACTGTGCGCGGGATGAATACCGCTAGATGCACCAAGTACAAGGCTCGCTGTGCCTTCAGGCTTTACACAGGTCACCCGTGACGCGCTATTGATATTGATCAAGTTCGCTGTCTCTTGGTTCGCTCTCACTGCGCTGAGGGACGCGCGCTGAAGGTCGTTCCATTTTGTGATCTTGGGCTTGTCCATGATCCCGCAGAGAGAGACACCTAGGAGCGCCTCTCTCTCCATAATCTTTTGACTGATCCGTCCTAGATATCCCGTGTCTGTATAGCCTGCCTGTAGTGTTCCAAGGATCGAAGCTTGACGCGCGGCCTCTACAAGATCATCAGAGGTCTCGCACGCGCTCACGTTGACCGTGGTCAAGTTGCACGCCTGCCAACCTGATTGATATGTGTACCCCTGATCCCTCCAATACTCGCGCCGCTTCGGGTCCAGTAGATCGAGCGTATACCGCTCCACCGCGCGCCCTTTACGATCTCTGATCAGGATCGGGGCCATGATGATCTCGACACATGGATTTACCGCGTGCTCTGTACTCGGTAGGAATAGGAACGCAGGCTCTCCAAACTCGCGCGTACTCTTGATCAGATTGCTAAAGATCTCTTGAGGTGTATCTGGTGTGATGACCGCTGAGATGTTCGCGCGTGCTCGCTTCGGGTGCGTGACATACCACTCGCCCGTCTTCGCGGTCATCATCTCATGGTCATCGGGTGAGAAGATCGCGATCGTCGCGCTCCTTCGTGTTCCTGCGGTCCTCGTTGAATCCGCGAGATACATGGTCATGTCAAAGACCTCGATCGGTTTTAGCTTCCGACCGATCGCACCTTTTAAGACTTCATGGACCCCTTCAAGCGCCTCTTTTAGAGGTTCAAACCCAGGAGCTACACCACCAACACTCAACGGTGAACCCTTCTCGCGGATCGCTGAAAAATCAAAGATCGGTTGAGGGTGTCCGTTCAGATATGCCTTCACGAGCGCATCTACAGCGCACGCCCAACCTTCAATCGAATCATCAATAGTGAACGCTCTCTCTGTCTCTGGTTCGCGTACCTCTGGCAATCTCGCGACGTGGTGACGCTGAACGCTAAAGCCGACCCCTGAACCGCATAAGAGCAACCATAACGCCTCTGCGAAGAATCGCGTCCTGTCTGCATAGCTACAGGTGCAGTTATACAGTCTCATTTGCTTGTTTAAGATCCCATCACCACCAAACTGTAATCCGCGCATGGATGGAAGGATCTGTTTATTGATCAGCGCCTCTCTCACATCTGTGAGTAGATCCTCAACCTCGTCACCGTACCACGCGCGGTGCGTGTCCAAGTACCGATCTACAGCCTCAGACCACGTTTCACGCCTCTGTTTCTCTTCATTGTAACGTGCATATTTAAGCTTGAATACAAAATCCCCTATCATCTCTCATCCTCTCTTGATCGTGGGGTGAGAGATCAGAATAAGGGATATGAGGATCAAGGCTCAAGCGTTATCTCATGAAGCTAGACGCTCGATCGTTCGATATAGATCCGCTCGGTAATTGGTCAGGTGGAGGGCGCTCTTTTGGGTGCGTTGTGCTCGTCTGGCTTCCCTCTTTGCGCGCGCTCTCGCTTTCTTCTCTTCCTGATCTCTCTCTATATCGTCTCTAAACTGCGCGGGTGTCTTCGATGGTTTCTTTACAGTGTCTGCAATATTGCGAGGGTGCTTCTCTCCTCGCTCAATCGGCTCATCTCCGATCTCTCGCCTCACTTGCTCAAAGACCTCGTTAAAGATCCTCGCGATAAGCTTACGGTTCGCTTTACCTTGCACACTCGCAGTAAACTTGTTGGCGTGCTTAGGTGTCTTAACACTCATCACACTATCAATCACTTCCCCCTTTGTGCTCTCAAGGGCGCGCTCTACAAGATCTGAGGCTTCGTGGATATATGCATTTGCAAACTCACGATTGATCTCCATCTGCTCCGCTATGGCCTGATCACTCTGGCGCTCAAGCTCTTGGATCTCTGCAAGGTGTGCTTGTGGATCATCGGTATATTGAGCAAGTGCGCGGGAGGCCTCTGCCGCTTCTTGTCTCTGTGTGTCGTGTTGCTCTGTTATCATTTCATGAGAGCGCTTGATCATGTCTAGTGTATTAGGTCTCTTCACTAGCGCGTCAGCTGTCGTATCAACAGCGCTCTTGATGGTCGCTCTCATCTGCTCTCGGATTGTTGAGATGTTGTCTCTGATCTCTCCTACCGTCTCATATTTATTAGCAAACGCGACCGCGACCTGATCTGCCGCTTTTGGTTCAAATCTTGAGATCGGTGCCTTAAAGCGCTCAAGTTCGGGGGGTAGAGCCTGCTTAAAGATCGCGTCTACATAAAGATCATCGAGTCTCTCTGACATATCGAGTGTCTTCTCAATAGCGCCTAAACCGACATAGGATCGAGGTCCTCCTCTCCCCTGATGGTCAAAATAACCATCTCCCGAAGGCGTCATAATATTGCGCCTCATCTCTCTGAGGGCTGATCTCTCACCTCTTCCTGTGATCTCTTCTTTTCTTCTAACCGCGTTATCTTGTGCGCGCTGTGTAATCACCGCGCCTATTCTATCCTTGAGTTCTGCGGGTGTCTCCCTTTGCTCGATTGCTTCTCTGATCTCGTTTGCTATAAGTGATGAGAGTCCTTCCATTCCGATCTCTGCCTTATACTCTCTAACCGCTTCGGGTAGATTCTCTGCGATCGCATAGGCGAGATTACCTATGTCCTCGCCCTTTGACATCCTGAAGATTCCCCCATCTTTTCGGGTCTTAAAGAGACTCTCAAAGCTTTTTTTTGTGCTGTTTCTTCCTCTCCCATATACAGGGTAAGAAATAGCCGTCTGAATCTCTGGCGTGAACGTCTGCTTCTGGTACTGTCTCGCCTCTTGAGCCTCGCGTGCTTCCTGTTTTGCGTCTTCTGCTGTGCGTTGTCCTTCGGGTGGTAGGTCTTCGATGTTCGCTTGTGTACCAGTACTCTCAACCTCTGGCATCGTCTCAAAGTTATCAGCCTGCGGGTGATCCTCGTGCGGTGTCACGGTCTCCGCGCTCTCCTCTACCTGACCCCCTTCAACCTCAAGTGCGAAGTTACGCGCATCTTCAGCGGTCTTGAAGAGGAATCCCTTCACATATCGCCGCTCATAGCGCCCGTTGTGCTTCTTCGCGATCTCTACACGGCGCCTGTACTCGTCTCGATCTGTGCGCCCCTTCTGCTTCGCTGTGAACAGCTTCACGCCCGTCTTCGTGTGCGTGTGCTCACCTAACTCAAACTGCTCTATGCTCTGGTGCTCATCATGACGCTCATCATGATCTTGATCGGCCTCAGTGATGATCTCCTGAGCTGTTGTGGTGAGTTGATCGCGTGCTGTGGTTGGGGTTGGTGATACATCTATCTCTACAGTCTCTCTATCTGCTAACCTTTCCCCAAACTCTGAAATCTCCCCCGTTCGCTTCGGGAGAATCATTTCTCTAGGAGGGTTTAAGACACCTGTTTTCTGAGCGGTGTCTCTCAATACGGTTTCGATACTGACCGCGATTTCTTCTCGCGTGAGTCCTTTCGATTCACTCAAAACACGGGCCACGTTTACACGCGCTTGGTTTTCGTACCTCTGGCGGTTTGTGTGATTCATCAAGTGAGGTGAGACTTCTCTCATCGTCTCCGATACAATATCACCCGCGACACTTCGCGCTCCGTTGTCACTGTACCCTTTGAGTTTGTTTCGATTTCTCGCCCTTGTTAACTTCCCTTGTTTGTTGAAAATAAGGTCGTTTATAAAAGCTTGGCTCTGGTTTACTGCCTCTAGTACCTCGCTCTGTACAGGTGAGCGTGTCTCTTCTTTTGCCTCGTTCTCAAGGGCAAAGAGCAGACGAACAAGATCTTTAAATGTACCTGCTACGTTTAAACCGTAGTTCTTCTGGTTTGCAGGTGATATATTTAGACCTGTACCAACAAGATCTTTTATGCGCGCTCTTAAAGATGCCCTGTGTTCTCTGTCTACATAGAACCTATATCCTTCTATGCGGTTATAATCGAGACCTTTAAATGTAGGGAGAAATTCACTAAGTCTCGTCTCTAGCTCCTCTGAACTTTGAGGTCGTACAAATCCTTCTGTGAGTTCGTCTCGTTTTTTAGCGATCTCTGCTTGCATCTTGTCGAGGATGTCTTTTTCTTGCTCCTTAGTGAGCCCTTGTGGTCTGTACAGCGCACCTGTAAAGTCTTGTTGTTGATCCTCTAGGCGCTTAAGTTCTTCGATCTTCTCTCTAAACTCGGTCTTTGATTGAGATGTACCCGTACTCTCAACCTCTGGCATCGTATCAAAGCGATCCTCGCGCGGTGTCTCTGTAGTCTGCGCGGTCTTCTTCTTAGGTTTTCTCTGATACTCTTCAGGTAACGTCACACCCGCTTTCTCTGCGGCCTGTCTCAGTCGATGGAGCGCGAGACCTAGCGTGGAGCGCTTACGCGTTGGATTGCGCTTGAGCTTGTCCACCTGACGCCTTAACTTCTCAGTGTGACTCGCGAGCGCTTGACCGTGTTGACGCTTGATCAGCGCTCTAAACTCGGCCTTGGTCATCTCAACAGGTTTAGAGTTTGGGCGCCCGTCATGTTTAACGGTCACGATATCGCCCTGTACGCTCTCTATGTGGAAGTGTCCACGTCTACCCCTGAACGTGAGCTTAAACGCGCTCCCTGCTTCAAGTTTCGCGCGTGTGATCCCTCCTCCGTGGTGCTCTTGGTAATAGTACCGATATCGCGCCCGTCCTCGCTTGTCCGTACCTACTCGCTTTCGATGCGTGTATTTATGGCCTGCGCCCTTCTCAAGATCATCCTCTTGATCGAGATAATGATAAGCGCTCTGAATCGCGCTCGCCGCGCGGTCAATCTTGCTCTGTACCCACTCAGCCAGATCCTTGTCATCAGGAGCGTTCTCAAGCATCGTCGCGAGGCGTTCTGCGTACTCTGCGAGGAGTTGTGCTCTGCGCCTGCTCATAGGTACATCCTGATATCCACCTTTAGTGATCGCGTTCATGCTCAAAACTCCTCATTGATCTCAAGATCATCGTCATCGTCATCATTATCGTTAACAGGGAAGAAATCACCCTCATCCTGATCGTCTTCAGCGCCCTCTTGTCCTGCCATTTGAGCGGCGTTGATGTAGCTCGGATTAAGCAACATATCAGCCACGGGGTTATCGATCGGTTCAAGGTCAAACGCCGCGCGCGCCTCGTTCACGGTCATATAAGAGTTTACCTTCTTTGAGATCGCATCAAGGCGCTGTGACTCGCTCTCTGTGTCCAGACCTACAAAAGAAAGCTCTAAATGAGGCGCAATCGGCCCTATGATCCATCGATTGATCCAAGACTCAAGCGCTCTTAATAACGGTCTTAGACCCTTCTCTTTACTGTACTCGATACGCTGTGCAGGTCCACCTTGATTGAGCGCGGAGCTTTGGCCCTCGTTACCGAACACATACCCAAGCTCAGCAGGGTCCATCTGGTACAGCGCGCACACTTCCTTGATCAAGAAGTTGAGCCATGAACTATACTCCATATCAGAGTTACTGTTCGTCATGTTCACGCTCTGAACCTCTTCCTTGGCCTCTGGATCGAGTTGGATGATCGGCGTCTTCTTCGCGCCGTTACCCCCCTGAAGCATCGCGTAAAACTCGCGCCTGAACGCCCTAAAGAGTGCAGGACTCATCTTGCTCTTAATCGCTAAGATCCCCGATAGATGTAATCCGTGAGTGAAGTTAGCGCTATTGTACGCCTTCGCCCGCACCATGTCGATGATCGTAGGCGCCGCCTCCTCGATCTCTGGATATCCGTACCCGTTAGAGTTGATCTCTGATCGTGGGCGCCTGATCCCGAACGCCATTTGATCCGCGTCAAACTCTGCCACGATCCTATTCTCGATCACTTGCACATACGCGGTCTTTTTCGGATCTCTGCGCCCTCGCTTGATCTCTTCGTCCGATGGTGCGCTCACTCTGATCGTCGCGGCGTCAACGGGCTTGAACGCGATCGGGCGCCCTCCTTTATGAATGATCTCAAAACAGCACTGATCAAGGGTCAATGAATCTCTCACGATCGCACGTAGGAACCCCTCAAAGGTCAGGTGACCCACGACCCGTGAATCACCACATTTCAAGAGCCACTCAGTAAGAGCCTTGGTCTCCTCTCGGTGCTCGTCTGTCAGCTCCGTAGCCTGATCCCTCAACCTGATCACAAAACCCGCGCTGTGTCGGTCGGGTTGAGGTCGCGCGAACTCTGCCACCTGTGAGACGCGCGTCTGGATGATACCACTGATCAGAGGTACTCTCGCGAGCGCTCTAAGGGTCGCATAACTGAGCGCCCCTATCGTTCCCTGATGCTGATCGCCGAGCAACGCGCTGTGATAGTGCGCGCTGTAATCTGTCGAGTAGGGGTTAAGCTCATACGCCTGAGATTCTCCTGATTTAGCTTTCACTAAATCGGTCATCTCCTCGATCGTTGACTGTATGTCGCTCATAGGCCCTCGCTCTTACACTAGATCGACCTCCAGAGGCCGATAAATGAACTTGATTTTTTCAATTGGTCTGAAGCATCTTACCACACCTTCGGCCCGATTTTCAGTAGGCGTCTCACCGAATGCGTTTCCCTCAACGGTCCAGACCCCTGAGAGGTCATCCTCAACGCGGTCAATGATCGTGATGTGGTCACCCCATCGTTTCCCGCTCGCTGTGGTGATAATCATGATATCACCTGCTCGCGCGTGCTCAAGGCCCCTGATCTCTCGCGCTGTACCTCGCGCCCACTCTCTCAAGCGATACGTTGACGGGGTGCTTGATTTGCGGATCTTCGGAAGCAGAGAGGCCCAACAGTATGCCGCGAAATGTCCACACCATGCCGTTTTTCTGTTCTGATAACTCTTGATCCATGTCCACCCTGAACCTTGTTGGATATAGCGCTCAAGGATCGGCCCCTCGGTCACCTCTCCGATCGGTTCAACGATCTCCTCTCGCCATTGCTCAAGCGCGCGGTCAAGCGCCTCTTGTCCTGCTTCAGCGCTCGCGTGATCGCTAGGGCGCGCCGCGTCTCGGCTCTTGTCTAATTCCTTGAGCAGTTTCGCCCGTTCTTCTCGTCGTTGGTCGTGATTCATGTCTCTCTCATTTCATGATTTGGTGTGTCGCGTACACTGCTCCACAGAGCGTGAACGCGAACGCCCCACCGATCACGGCGGGTTTGATTTGGGGGCAATCCATAGGAGTGCATGTACTCCTCAAGATCTTGATTCCGAGTTCATATTCAGCGAGCGCGCTCTTGAGATCCGCTTCCGCGACCCTTCGCGCCTCTCGCTCTGTGTCGATCTGGCTCTGGAGCGCCTCAACTTCAGCGCTCAATGATGCAAGTTCGCCTTGAGTGTTCACGTACTCAGTACGTGTGATCAGGACTCCCGCGCGCGGTGCGCGGCATCCCTTCGGCAGTCTAGCCTTATCTTCTAACAATTTAGGACAAGGCGCCTCGATCACTTCACCCTCGACCGTAGTCCAGAGACCCGTTGACGGGGTAGGGGTCAAGATCAAGATCGTGCTCAAAAGTCCGAGTCTAACCATGTCTCTGCTCTCTTCTCTGCGGTCGCGCGTGCCTGATCACGCTCAGTCTCTCGCTCCTGATCCTCTTGGGTCTCTCGCGCTTCATGGGCCTGCTCTCGCTCTCGTTGACGCTTACGCCGCTCTTGAACACTCGCACCCATCGCACCGAGCACAGCCCCCGCGCCTGCGGTCTCTGGTCCTGCGATCAGGTAGATGATGATGATGAGTGCGGCGACTATGAACAGCTTATTCATATCGAGTACATGATCAGGCTAGTGCTCGTGAATGTGGTGCTACTCGCCCCCCCGTCGAAAAGTTGAGGCTGATGCAATAGGATTGATCTATTTGATCCGTTGCTCGCACAGCGTAGGCGATGATCCCTCGCCCCCGTCCACGCGGGGAGTACATACCTAAAGTGCATAAACCATCTGTAGGCTTGATTCAGCCCCCCTGAATTTCCCACATTACGACGATATCTATAATTAATCTCAGACCATGAATTATTTACATTATGATCAAGGTAAAAAGCCTGGAAAACTATATTGTTAGCCCTCTCCGCATAAAAACTAATATCATACACAACCTTTGTCGCATCAGAAGAAGGTGTATATGTCATCTCTGACCCATCAATCGTAATGTAAGTGTTTGCGTTATTACTCGAAGCCTGGCTCGATGTATGTGTCGTGATCAAGGTCTTTGGATTTTTAAAATGATTCGCGAGAACATAAGTCATGAGTTCGCCTCTATTTCAGCTACGAGTAATGATGTGTTAAAGTAAATCTCATTACTATTATTTCCGTCAAACTGTCCTGTGCGGTGAAGATCTACCTCGTTACTCGTGCTATACGCACGCGCGACCAATCGAATGTGAGAACTCCCGTGGAACCCTGACACGAGGAACATCGGTGAGCACGCCCTGTAATAGTAATCCCTATTTTCTATTGTATCACCGCTTACATTATGTTCAGTGCCGCTTATGTCTACGATGTTCGATGAAAAATTGTCGTTTGACTTCTGAAGTTTGAGGTGCAAAAACGGCTTGTCATAGTTACCTGAACCTCCGCTCGCCCAGTCGTATATTGTCGCAAAATAAAACGATGCAGTATAGTACACAATACTTGAGGGCCTTCTTAGATACACCTCGCATTTAGTCCCTGTGATCTCTGTATATGCCGTTGAAATTGTTTGCTTCGCGGGAGATGTTTGTGAACTACGATGGAAAAAGGATTGATTAATATAGCTCATTACTCACTCCATTGATGAATAGACGGAGATGATCGGACAGGCTCCCACTCCCTCGCTACCGCTGGCGTTATAACTCCTGCCCCATGTGAACTCGCTAGAGGCCCCGTGAGATCTCGCCGCGAGGCGTAACTGGCGGCTCCCCGTCCATGCTGGGATCTGGAAAACAAACATGTACACATGCCAGTTATAGTCTGCTGTTGTCGAAAAATTACCCCCGAACATCTCAGAGCCTGTATACGTTGTCCAACTCCCTCCGCTGTCTGTTGAATATTGGAGTCGAGCACACATGATTGATGCCGCATAATCGGGATCCCAAGAGATTTGACAGGAGCATTCATAGATCACTTTTGACGCACCTGTAGCGGGTGTGTATGTCACTGTTGTGTCGTCTAGCCCTGTCAAAGTTGTCCCTATCTGCTGTTTCACAAAAGACGTGTCAGCCAGAATTGTGTACTCGCGCAGTGCGCCCGACGTGTTCTGATAGCTCACCCTGCACCTCCGTATTTGATCAAATAATGAACCAATTTGTACCGTCGCTAACACATGTCACTGCCTCGTTCTGAGAACTCGTGATGTAGGTCGCGGAGCCGTCTATCTGAGATGAACTCGGTGTCAGAGTGAGACTATAAGAAGCACTCAGATTTTTGAAATGATACCGATACCCCGCCCCTGCACTGGAAGCGGATGGGAAATTCACAACGATGTTCGCACTCGGCGTCAATAGATAGATCTCTTCATTGTCTGCATGTGTTGAGACTGTATATGCACTTGAAGGGCTCGCGCTCGTCACAGTCGGCGCACTGCCCCCCCCTGATTGATCGACCCAACTCAACCCCCCTGAACCGTCGGTTTTGAGTACCTGATCCGCGCTCCCGTCATCGTTAGGGAGCGTGAGCGTGTACGTCGCTGAAGCGCTATGAGGAGGCCCTTTAATGATGATCCCGTGAGAGTTCTGCTCACAGTTTAGCTTGAGCTGACCACTTCCACCTGTAGCGTTACCCTTAATCGTCACCACTCCTGTACCGTGAGGGGCGAGCTCAATCGCGTTATTTGATGAGCTGATGATGTCGCTTGTGCCTACATCGAGATCGCCACCTAAGGTGTCTGCTCCTGTACCACTGAGAAAATCTGTTGACGCGGCTGTTGATGCGGTACCTAAAGTGGTATTCTCCCATTTACCGCTTGTAGCGTTATACGCGAGAGTTTGGCCACCTTGTATGGAAGATATACTTACATTAGCTAATAAGTCCAAAGTCGCAGGCACTACTTCGCTAAGGTAAAAAGCTTTACCTGAATTGTCTTCTAGAACTGCAACATTGATAGCAGATGTGCCTGATTTTACAGTTAAACCTGAATTACTGTAAACCTGCCCACCTTTGGAGGAGTACATAATATTGTTTGAGTCTACGCCCTTAAAGGTGAGATTCCAGTCTTCAGCCCCAAAAGAATACTCAATCTTATCTCCAATCGAAAGATTGGATAGTGAAGGCAGGTTGATAGAAGCGCTACCGCTACTTTGGTTTGTCCATATGTGATGTATGTCGTGGTCAGCAAAATGACCTGCAGTTACATTTGTTGTGTGGGTGGTTGTAGTAACATTTGCGACATGGATCCGTCTTGAGGTGTTACCACCACTCGGCAGATTAGTAAGTTGGCTCGCATCCACTGCCGGAAGTCTTGCATTACTGTCGAGCACGACTACGTTCCCCGCGCTCGTACCAGTGTTAGCGCTTGAAGCGGACCCTAGCGTTGGTTTACCTGATAGATCGCTATAGTTCCCAGAGGTAGCTACTGTCGAAAGCCCCGTCACTTGTGAAGGTGAGAGGACAAGAGATCCTACATTCGACGGCACAAGCGCTTTATCGCTCGCTGTTCCTGCCGTTGCCTCTGCATCTGTTGCGATCTCAATGACGCCTGCGCTTGATTCTGTAGCCGCACTTCCACTTGGTAAATTCGTAAGTGCGGAACCATCCACCGCAGGTAGTTTTGCGCTCCCATCGAGAACAACTACATTACCCGCTGAAGTGCCAGTATTCGCTGTTGAAGCTGTTCCAAGTCCTGTTACCTGAGTGTTTGCGATTGAGAGTTGATGGCCGTTCAGCTGATAAAAAAGTTTGAGTGTAGGCGCACTCGCTGTTGAGTCATATACGACCTCAATGACCGCTGACTCTTTCGCGTTCAGAACTTTCTGAGACCCACTCTGGCCTGTGCCGTCAAAGTTGTAAAAGTATGTTCTGTAGTAGACCCCACTTACATAGGGCCCCTGATCGATATCAATGGTGAGCGTAGAAGACCCGCGGTTCTCAAAGTACAGTCGCCTATTATGTAGCGCGTTACAGTTATCAGTGTGATCGTAAGGGTTTCCGATCTCAACCGTTCGTGGATTAGTCTCATTATACGCTGTAACGTATTTATGGCGAGCTGTGACTGCGCCTGGACTCACATTGCCAGTAAGTACAAACTCTCCGGCATTGACCCCCGAAGGTTTAAAGCTTCTAGAAATAGTCTCGTATACAAGAGCGTCGCCATCTAGAAGACCGTCGCTCACGGTCTCGATTGGATAATGAAAATGCGCGTACCACTCGCCGTTGACACTTGACCCTTTATCTCTAACAAGTTTAATCGTGCCTTTTGACTCATACAGTATCCGAGTATATCCTCCAAAGCTCGGCGCCTGCTGTCCGTCTGCTGTGAATAAACGACCCGTGGCTCCCTTGACCACTATCGTCTGATCACTGAGATTTACAACCTCAATTACACCTGCGTCTACTTGTAGAGGGATTTCAAAAGTTAAAGTCGAAGAGACAGAGACAGGGATAATATACTTTGAATCTGCACTCAGTGTGATCGATGATGTTTGAACAATGTACGCGTCGTCTTGATCGCTAACTGCTTCCCATTTCGAGGTAGAGCTATTATACGCGAGTTTATAACCGTCAATGCCTGCACCTGGAGTATAGGTCACATCCCCGAGATCATTCATCGCCGAACTACTCAGAGTAGAGAGCGCACCCACTTGGTTTGCGGTGATCCCAGTCAATGCGGAACCATCTACAGCAGGTAATCGCGCTGATCCATCAAGTACAACTACATTTCCCGCTGAAGTGCCTGTACTCGCTGTTGAAGCGGTTCCTAACCCTGTCACCTGAGTGTTTGCAATACTCAAGGAGGCTACATTAGAGGGAACCAACGCTTTATCAGTCGCTGACCCTGCCCCTGCCTCGGTATTTGTCGCGATCTCGATAATACCTGCGGCTGATGTTGAGGCGGCGCTTGCACTTGGTAGATTCGTGAGTTGAGATGCATCTACAGCAGGTAATCGCGCTGATCCATCAAGTACAACTACATTTCCCGCACTAGTACCCGTTGAAGCGGTG